TCATTAAATTTAACAAAAGGAATATTCTTACCAAAGGTTTTTATATAATCCCAAGCAGTTGCTTTACCCTGTTTGAATGTGGGACTTATAAATGCGTATCTTGGATTGGGCTTTGGGTTTGTCAAAGCATCTCTAATCATGTGGTTGATACACATTACAGTCTTGCCAGACCTTCTATGTGCAACGATTACATTAAATCGGTGCTTTATCATTTCATTGTGCAAAAATTTTTGCAGTTTTCTAGGTGTATATGGAATTACAATTTCAGTCATTTTTTAAACAAAACCCCCCTGTTAGTGAATAGTCATATTCTCAAGGTAATTCAATTGATTAATTCCAAGCTCATCAAGCATGAAATCGCTAAAGTGTTTAGCATGGTGAAGATCGTCAAAGCCATCAAAGTGTATTATCACAGATTCAGTAGATTCTGAAACTACAACTAATGCGTTTATTTTGTTTTTCTTTTTAATTTTCTTTTTTGGCATAAGAGGAACTCTTTGTTTAGATATATATACCTCCTAACGCTATTAACGCAAAGCGATTTTGTCAGGAAGGTGACCCCTCTTTTAAAACCCCATTAAAAATACATGATCTTTTTAATTAGTACTGATAGTCATCTATTATTGGAACTAAGTAATACTAGAATTTATTTAAATTAATAAACTTATTAAGTGAACATGGCCTGGCTTCATAAAAAAAAATAAATAATGCCTCTATATCAGCCTGACGCAACTATGCCTTTAAAAGTTACAACATAAGTAGCTTTGCAAGTGTGTTAATATTGTTTTTATTGAATAATTTTTATTTAATCTTTAGCCCATTTAACAATCAATGGTTTATTATCAGCGTTAGAAAGCTGTAATTTCTGAGCATTATCATTATATTTTGGTAATAACTTTGATGCTTTCCATCTATTTAAATTAGTTATTTCTTTTAATAGATTAGTGATTGCTAGATCGCCTTTACCATTTGCTTTGAATTCATCAACTGTTTTGTTAAGCAAGTCGATATTATTACTTAAAAGGTAGTCAATGCCATCTTCCTTTGCTTCTTCATATAATCTTCTAATCTTTGGTTTCTTTCTCATTAATTTTCTTAAACCTTCATAAGAAAGATTTTTATCATCTAGTACAGATTTTACAGATTTGCCTAAGGCCAGTTGCTCAAACACATCTTCCAAAGTAGCTGAATCGAATTTTATTTTGTTCATATTATTTTATATTTAAGTATTGACAAGCTATTGACAATATAATATTAAGTTGTTATGTTTAATTTATACATAAAAAACAACTAAAAAGAAAGGGCAATTATGACTTATAAAGACATTATTAAAATGATTAATGACGCTTACAGCTCATTAAGAATATTAAACAACATAGACTGGAAAGCTTACAGAGATGAAATTTACAAGCTTGAAAGACAATATGAAAAAAACCATAGACAATATTGTGATGGAAGAAAGTATGATTTCAGCGTTGATATTGCATCAAAATTGTTTGTAGTACAGCATATTGCTTCAGCATTAAAAGGTACTAGACATGATATAAAGAGCTATTTATTTTTGAAGAAGTCTATTTTTTTAGCTGAAAGCTTAGTAATCAATTATGAAGATAAGATCAAAGAAGCATTAAAAGACTTTGATTTAAATAAACTTTGTAATCTTGACTATACAATTTTAACTGAAAAAAAAGTTGCTTAATAAACTATTGACAAATAAATTCAATAAGTATAATCTGTCAATAACTAACAAAGAAAGGCGTAATGATGGAAAATAAATTTAAAATAGTTGACTGGATGAACAATAGAATATTTCCTGACAAAGCATTTACTAGCTTTGAACATGGATGGGAATATATCTATAGCAAGTTTGATAATGAAGAAGATCATCAGGAATATTATGTAGTTGATATAAACCAAAAAGAAAGAGGTCAGATATGAAAGATAATAACAATAATGATAAAGCTTTGTCATTGTTAAAAAAAGCAATTAAATTAAAAAAACAATCAGCATTTACTGACCCAAATAAAGCGTCAGATGAAGAAGCTTTGGGAATTTTAATTTCTCAATACTCTCAATGGTGTGGAACAGGAATTTATAATATTTCTTACAATGCTTTTGAAGATGCTAATTTCCATGACTTTAATAATAAATTTGAAGATTTATGGGAAAGTGAGGCTAATTAATTATGAAAGATTTTTTATTTAAAGCGTTTGTGTTTTTATTTATGGCTTCAAGCCTGACTGGTTTGATGTTGTTTATGCTTCATACATGGGCAATTAAAGGCGGTCTGTAATGATTAGAGCAATATATTTTGCAATTTGCTTTGCTTGTTCTTTTTTGGGATTAATTATTGCAATTCATATTGATACACCAATTGGTTTGGGTATCTTTGCATTGTTTATAGTTAAATTCTTTTTAATGCTACCTAGTACAGAAAGAGGTTAATTTATGTTAGATCAAATAATTTATAAAAAATGGTACATAGATCATGTTTATGATTGTTCAGAAGGTTATGATGAAATAGATCATTATGCTATTTGGACACCAAACAGATTAGATGTTGTTGCTGAAGAATTTGCAACAGTTGAACAAGCTAAAAAATGGATAGATCAACATATAAAAAGTGAGGAATAATGGCTATAGACTTTGACGCATTAGACTTAGTAAGGACAGAAAACAAAGATAGGATGTATCAAAAAAAGAAAAAAGCATTAGAGCAACTTCAGGATTTATTAAAAAACTATAGCTCTGATATTTTAATTGATATGATTATGAAAGAAAGTGAGAACAATAAAAAATGATTAGATTAATAGATATAACACAAAATGATATAAACAATGGAATAACTAATTGTAATAAATGTGCAATAGCTTTAGCATTAAAAAGAGAATACAAAACTGATGATGTTGAGGTTTATGTAGATGGCGGTGATCCTGTTCTTAAAGTTAATAAATATGATTTAAGTATGAATAGCTTTATGGAAAGCGATGTATTAGATTTTATTTTTAATTTTGATAATCAAGATGATATAGATTATCCAAGCCCAAAACCATTTACATTAAAAGTTAATGAACAAATAAAATAAATATGATTGAAGCATACATAATAATTGAAGTAATTTTATTAACTTATTATTTAATAACAAACTAAGAGGTAAATATGAAAGTATGGAACATTAGAGTAACTGACAGAAATGGATTTGATAGCTATTCTTTTTTTCAAGAAGATCAACCTACCAACCAACAATTAGAGGCCATTAAAAAGATATATCAAAATTCAGGTAGATATTTTCCTGAAGATATAGAAGATATTGAGGTTGAAATAAAAAGTAACTTTGACAATCAAAATATCCCAACCTACGACCAATTAATAGATCATTTAAAAGATAAATATAGAACAATAAAATGATAATTAGAGGTCGTCCAATACATAGAAAGAAAGTAAGGATAGCTTTTATATTAATAATATTACTTGCAACCTTGTTAATTATTTTATAATGCTGTCAATAGATGGAAAGGATAAAAGGTTATTTAGAATACAAGCTAGATTTAGAGCTATGTGGGGTAAATACCTTTGAAAGAGATGATAAAATTAGAGAAAGATACGAACAATATCTCAAAGATAAACAGCAAGATATTAAAACTAATTCCAAAGACAATACTAACAAGAAATGAAGCTAAAATAATATCCAAAACACTTTGGAATATAAAGAAAGGAAGGAAATAATGCGACCATTTATAAGCTATGATGATGTTAATATAACACCAGTAAGCTATCAATCACAAAAATATGATAGTAAGAAACAAAAAACAACAGAGCTAAAACAACCTATTATTAAAAAAGGAAAGACAATAAATATAGGTGATGTCAATGATCTTTTTGAGTTGGTAAGACAATTAAATCATCATGTAGATGATATTGAATCATGGGAAGATTACATTGAAGTTAGTTTCAAGTTAAAAGCTACCTATTAGTTGAAGGAGGATAGGGGGTTGTAGAAAGAAAGGTGTAAGAAACCCCCATATCCTGAATACCTAGATATTGTATGTTAACTTACTTAACATACTTTATCTTGAGTTTCTTTGCAATATTAATTTCATACCTATTATCCTTTTCAACTTCAGCCCAGTACTCACCCACTATCTTATCTATAACTTTTTCAGGTGTATTCTTGTTTTTAAGAAAGCTAATAAGGTTAGTCAAGGGGGGGTTTTTAGCCTGATTATTTCTATTTCGTTCTATAGCTCTTTGATAGTTGAAATTAGAAGACTTTCTAATTTTACTTAATTCATACTGTATAGTTTTTATTGGTACATATTTAGTCATATTACTAACTAGTTATATATTTATATTATATCTTTATTAAGGTACATTTATTACACCACCGATTTGCATTCATTACACCACCGACAGACCCCCTGTTAATAAGATGTTAACTATTTATAACCTTTATCCCCTTCTTATTCACAAAGTTATCCCTCAACTTTTGGTTGTATCTATTCTTCTGTTTCTGTGCCATAACCTTACGCAATCTTAGGTTGTCTTGCAATATAGATTGAAAATTAATATCGCCTCTAAAATGATATTTGTTACTTTTATTCTGGCCTCTATTTACCCATGTAATATAGCCAAATAATTGTAGTCTGTCCAAAGCTCTAAGAACTGTCCTATTGTCCTTTATTTTAAGTTTTCGTTTTAGATAGGCATAGGAAGGTGTACAGCCTTTAGGTGCGTTCTCAAGCCTTCTCAGAAGCATATAGAGGCATTTCTCAGTAGATGTTAGCACCTCATTATCCAATAATGAATGCTCTACTTTTAAGAATGGTTCTAAATTAGGTTTCATTTATAAATTCTGTAATAGGTTTAAGACTTTCAATAGGTACAGACCAAACATGAGGCCTGTCTTGATTGAAGTCTGTCCACTTGCCATATTTCCGACAATCTTTTGCCAGTATGTAGCCATAGAAATAAAAAGTTGGGCAATCATCACCAACATAGAAGTAATAATCTTCAGGTTTATGTCCTTGTCTGATAATAAGTGATTTATTAGGCTTTGAATATAACTGTGATCTGACTTGTACTGGCTTATTATCTATGATTAAATCCTTACCATGAAAATTGTTAACTGAATGAGTAAAATACGATTTCATTTTTTTGGCCAAAGCCATTTCGCACATTGTACCTGAAACTGTCTGACCCCACTTTTGATAACGATCAAACTTAGCACCATGACCCCACTTAATATTTTGTCTAAGGCTTTCAACTTCCCTGACAATCCCAGTTGAAGCACTTGATAATATTTCTTCCCAATTTAAATTCACCTTTTCTACAGTCATTTATATTAGATATATTATTTGAAAAATAAATCAAATAAAACTATTGACTTAATTGTAAATAATTTGTAAATACTTTAATCAGATGGAAGAAAGATTTACAGATTTAGCTTGGACTGAAGGTGATTTTAATAAAGCAACAACCTCACCTAGTCAAACAGCACTTTCTAATTGGATGTGGTATAACAAATATCAACTATTCCCATACTTAAAATTTAAACAAGAAAAACCATCAATCAGTTTTAAAGCTGGTACATTTGTCCATGATTGGTTTCAAAATATATTAGTAGGTCAGGCAAAGATTGATGATGTGGAATTTGCTTTTAAAACTCACATAGAACAGTTTGAGTTTGAGGAAAAGCATAAGATGAAAGCACAATTTATTTTAAAAAAAATTAAAGGTTATGTTGAAAGACATTTAGAAGCTATCAATGAAGTGTCTGATAATTTTTCAGGATGGTCTTCAGAAAAACCTTTTTCTGATTGGTATGATGATAAGTACATGGGTCAAACATTAAATCTTGCTAATGAAGGTTTTATTGATTGCGTTAATGATAATGAAAAAAAGATAACTGAGCATAAAAATAGATTTGGTAGTGTTAAAAAATATCCATTAAAAAAACCTAAGAAAGATGATAAGCCTAATGAAAATAGAATTGGGGATTGGGTGTATTCCAAATCTCAAGCAATAAAATATCCTCAATTTACCCATTGTATTCAAACAGCAATCTATTCAAAACATTTTGATTATAAATATAAACCTTATTTAATTTATGTAGGTGATAATGATTATACTATCTTTACCCCTGATAATTGTTGGGAACTTACCCCTAAAGGTCTTCAGTATTTCTTTAAAAAATTTATACAAATTAATATTCAAAGACAAGAAATGTTGAGGATGGCAAATGGAGATATGAGAAAACTTGCTATGATTATTGGTGTGGATTGGTCAGAAATTAGAAACTACAAATCTAATTTTTTATTAGAGAACTACCATGAGGAAGATATGCAAAGGCTAGAAGACTTTTATGAAAAACTATAAGGAGAAAAATGTCAGATAAAATAATGATGGAACTTGCTAAGATGCAAACAAATATAAGAAATCTTGAAAGAGATAACAAATCATACTCAAAAAAATTATTAGAAAGAGATGAAATAATTAGAGGTATTGATGAAAAATATAAAGATAAGATACAAAAATTAAAAGATGAAATAGCATTTAAAGATAGGATGCTTGAAACATTAAGGCCAATACCAAAAATAAAGAAAGGAAAGAATGTCAAATAATATATATAAAAAACTAAAGTTAGCTTCCGCTGACGCTAGGATGGTTAAAAAAACTGAGAAGAAAGGAGGCATGAATTTTAATCCCTTAGAACATGATGCGGTTCAAGCTGTTGCTATGGAGGCATTAATTAAAAATGATTTATATCCATACTGCACATACAAAGATTTTACTATTGAAGATGATTTTGTCAGAACTACTTGTAAGATGACCATTGTAGATTTGGATGACCCTTCTTCTTCTATTGAAATTGAAACTCATGCTATTGCTAAAAAAGATAAATATGGATCAGGAAACTGTATGTCTTATGCAAGAAAGTATGCTTTTTTAAATGCTTTAAATTTAAGAACTGGAATGAAAGATGATGAGGAAGAAGCAAAGGATATGGAAGATGGATATAATGCTAAACCATTTACCACTCAATTATCTAAGACAGTTACTAAAGAAACAAACAAAGAAGTTAAGATAGATGATATTTATATTGCAACTCAATTAGATGTTATCCAACAAAACAAAGATAATAAAAATTCTACAGTCTTGAAAAGTGAATTAGAAAATCTCAAGACTAGAATAAGTAAGGCTGGAATTTGGGATGCGTTTTTCAAGTCTAATAACTTTAAAACATTTAACGCATTAAGAATCAAACATAACAATAAAAGGAGTTAATTATGGCGTTTGAATTAAAAGAAGGTGAAGGATTTTTAAATAGAGATAATGAAAATCCTGAAAAATATTGGGGATCATTTAAGGTCAGCCAAGATTTAAAACAAGGAGATACAATCAATCTTACTGAATGGATTAATACCAAACCAGATGGAAAGATTGTTCACAAATTACAAGAAAGAAAACCTAAACAAGGATAACTTGTAATGGATGGGGTGGTAGATATTTTAGTTCCCTGCTATGTTGGTTAACTGCCACCCCTTTTAATTATGGATTTAATTGTTTTAAATGATGGTCTTTATAGTTTGTACCCAGTAACAAAACAGATGTTAGAAAATATAAAATTAGTTGGTTCTATAGATTGCTTTGATCTTTGTGAGATACTTAGATTAAAATTAACAACTTATATTGATACACCATTTAACCAACATATTATGAATGATGGTAGCGGAAATTTTTATGGATGTATTTGTAAATAAAATTAAAAAAAGGAGATTAAATGTCAGACGATAATGTTAAATGGATAGATATAGGTGAGAAAATGGTCAAGCAAATGCTTGAAAAGAAACAAATGGAATATGGTGATTTTGATAAGAACGCATACATTATTGCAAATTTTATTCAATCAACATTGGAAGTAATCAATGGACACAAAATTAAAGTACCTATTACCCTTGTTCCACAGCTTATGATTATATTAAAACTAACTAGAACTATTGATGATGGAACTAAGAAAGATGTTTATAAAGAAGATACCCATAAAGATATTGCAGGATATAATGATCTATTAAAGACTATGCTTCAGAACATGAAAGAGAAGGATGAATAATGGCTAAGATATTTTACAGTCCAAGAATAAAAGAAATAATAGATTTTATGTCCTCTTATCATGCTGAACATGACTGTTTTCCTAAGTTAGATGAGATAGGTAAAGCATTAAGTATTACCAAGCAAAGAGTAGGTATTTTATTAAAGAACGCTGAGAAATTAAAATTAATAAAATCTGATGATGTTTTTATGAGAAAGTATATGTTGACGAAACATATAAAAAACAGTAAATTAAAAGTCAATAATTACTATGAGTTGTAAAAAAACATATTACTACGAATTTGCTGCAACTTTAGAAGAAGAATTTGACTCTGTTGAGAAGGCGGCAGGTCAGATGAATGCAACAGAGAATGCGGTTGTAAAGGAAATATCGCATAAAAATTTGGTGCATTCAATTATAAAGAAAAAGGAGAATGGGAATGAACCTAAGTAATGATATTCCTAGATTGTATGGAAAACTACAAAAATGCCACAATAAAATTATGGCCTCTGTAGATAAAAGAATGTGTGTTCATACATATCAGGATTACATTGAGTATAAACAGTTGGTAAGAAGAATTGTTGATGCTCAAAATAAAGACGCAAAAGCTATTTACGAATAATAAATAGTTTTATAATTGAAAAAGTAACAAGAAAGGAAGGCTATTCATGTCTGCAAAACCAAAAGATCCCAACAGTATTAGATTTAATTCTCATGTTGGAACTAAGTTAAGAAACATAAGATTACTACATAAGATGAGTCAATCAGATGTTGCGAAGGAAATAAATGTTACCTTCCAACAAATTCAAAAATATGAGAAAGGTGGTAATGGTCTGAGTTCATTTCTAATGGGTTGGTTAGCTCATTTTTTTAATGTACCAGTAAGTTATTTTTCAGATGGATTTAACTTTGAAAACTTTACCAGTCATTTAAAATATGAGGATAAGTTTCCTGAGATTAATAGATGTAACCAAGTAAGAAATGAAAAGTTATATCCTAATCCAAATTCATATAACGATATATCTGACTCATATATTGAGGAAGAAATTAAAACAATAGAACAATAAATGAAATCGTTAAGTCAGTCAGGCAAGAAGTTTGATTGGCTTAACAATAAAACAGTTAGAGATGAAGACCAAGATCAATTAGATTATTTAGCTAATTTGTATAACAAAACCAAAGATAGTAAATATAAACAACAATGGTATGAATTGATTAAAAAAGTTGTTAGGCATATTTAATTATTCTTTCTATCATCTTCTCTCATACATTTATAATGAGCTTTACCTTTAGGATAAAAGGCCACAAAACTTTCTTGGTTAGTCATGTCTTCTTTACAATATTTACACTTACCAATATCAATAATAATAAC